CTTTATAGGCTGAATCGCACAAGGCAACCAGCAAACCCTTCTTGATACCCAAGCAACCCATATACCAAAGCATTTGGGCGCGATAGGCAGGTGGGATTTCATCATTGAAATAGTTGCGAGAAAACTTCACCTCAATCAGGCACAGTTCACCATGCTCATCAATGAAGAAAGCATCAGGGTTGGCTCGCATCCAAGGGTGCTCTAGGCTCTCCCAAGTGCCAGTTCGCCACACAGCCCAGTCAGGATGCTCGGCAGCAAAGACATCAAGGATTGGTTGCTCAAGAAACTTGCCCAGTTTCATGCTCATGCTCGGCACAATCTTGCTATCAATCTGGCCTGTGCGCTTATAGAACAAGCTGAGAGGTGACTCCCACTGGTTCAGACCAAGCAGTGTGCCAATCATTGAGCCGGTGATGATGCCAGGCTCATCTCGCATCGAGTGCCATTCAGGTGAATCATCCTCGAAAACTCCAAGGCAAGTCGCGGTGGTGATCGCTGGGTGGTTAGTAAGCATAGAACCCCTTTCACTCATAGGCTAAGGGATGCCTCAGACATTTGGCAAATAGCCAGAAAGAAACTAGGCTGACAGCATGATGCCATTTGCCTTCAGCGACAAAGACCAAGAGCGAGCCTACCTCGAGCTAATGGTTGCCATCCAGAAGAATGATGGTGTCGAGTGCGCTCAGTTCCCTGACATCTTCTTTCCGAATGACTGGGAGGCTGGCACAAGAGCTGATGATGTGCTGGCTAAGACGGTCTGTAACCGATGCCCTGTGCGCATGCAATGCTTAGAGTATGCAATGATTGCCGAAGATGAGCAAGGCACATGGGGCGGTCTGACACAGCATGAGCGCAGACAACTGAGGTCACTTGCGCGCCAGAGCTCTAATCCTTCTTAGCAGCTTCCTGTGCCTTCTGGACAGCATCCTGTGAGGCTTTAGCGACAGTCGAGCGAGTAGCCGATCCAGTGGTTGCAATCGCATAACCAATCGCACCGATAACACCCAGCATCAAAGTAGACCAGGCGATGATCACACCATTGAACCAGTCACCAGTGACAACCGCGCCAACACCAGCCGATGCGCCAAGAATAAACAAGAACAAACCGAAGCCGCGCCAGAGTAGCTCAGCAACAACAGACCAAACCTGCTTCACTCGCTTCATGCCTGAGCCGCCAATGCATCCTTGACGGCCTTGCGGCCAGCCTTGCTCATGTCGATCAGTTTGAATAGGTCGCGCTTCGCCTCTAGACCTTGAGAGCCTGGAACTGGGTTCTTAGCCATAGAAGCATGCAAGTGATTAGCGCCCGAAGCTGACAGGCTAGATCCAGTAGCACCAATGAGCCCGATGACATAGTTGCCGCCAGTGACCTTCTCGCCAACCTTGACCTTTGGCTTTTGCAGCATGTGGTTGTATTCGATGTGCTCGCCAACATACTTGCAGTTATCAGCGCACTCAATGCGCACAATTGCAGTCCAACCAAGAGCAGGGCTGTTAGTTACAGCGGTGACAACACCGGCATGAATGGCAAGGATCTCTTTGCCCTCTGATCCGCCCTTAAAACCCCAGTCACAGCCCTTGTGAGGCGATGAGCGGTAAGGCGCAGTGTTACCGAGTTCATCTCGGCGCTCCCAGCCGACACCCTTGACAGGTTCAAAAAAGCATTTCATTAGCCAACCGCCTTGATTATTGCGAAAACAACACCGCTAGAAATAGCGGCAGATAGGATGCCTGTAACCCAAGCTGATGACCAGCGAGCCTTCTCAAGATCGCGCACTCGCAACTCAAGGTCGGCATAGTTCTTGACAGTCGCTTTGATTTCAGCGAGGTCTTGCACAATCTGAAACAGCATCTTGTCGCTGGTAGGTTCGCCCACAGTAATCCTTCAAAAGAGTCAGGTTGCGTAGGCCTTTAGTAAAAGTTTATCAGGCGGTTATGGCAGCGATTTCGGCATCGCTCAAGCCGATGGCTGCGAGCTTTGCGATTGCACTTGCTTTAGCCTCAGCCTTAGCTTGTGCTTCAGCATCCTGGATAGCCTTGGCTTCCGCATAAGCGGCAGCATCCGCTTCGCGCTGTGCAATCTCCTCAGCGGTCAGAGGAACAACAGTCTGCTCGCCTGTTTCGCAGTTGACAAGAATCTTGTTTAGAACTTCAGTCATTTGTTTCTTCTTTCTAGTTAGGAAACTGTTACTCCGCCAGATGAACCCTTGGTGATTCCATACAGGGTGGCAGATGAATATTGCACAAGAGAACCCGAAGCAGGGGCAAAAGACAAAGAGGTGATTGCTGCGCTACTTGCCCAGAGTCCAGCCTGAAGTAGTTGCAAGGCAGTTGTTGAATTATTTTCAGTCACCACATCGCCAGAAAAACTTTTGTTGTTAGACCCCGAATAATTTGGAATATAGATTGATGAGTTAGCAAAAGTATTGGCGGTGCTGTTACCTGAGTTAATCCAGTTTTCAATCTGAGAAGCCGAGTTAGCAGAATAAGCAGTCGCACCCTGCCCATAAAGATATCGCTGGCTTCGATTTGTAGTAACACCATTTATTGTGAAATCTCCAGAAGTCCAAGTCGCGCCAGTATCGCTAGTTCTCAAACTAAGAACTAATAGCAAATCTGTATAAGTGCCTGGAATACTTGTAAAACCAATGCTTGCCGCGCCACCCGAACCAACCGTGACGGTCTCAATCTTTGTTATAGCCATTTATGCGCTCACAATTCCATAGAGGGCGAAGGTTGAACCAGCCACCCAAGTATCAGTCGGTGCTTTCAGCAGAACAGAAGTCACCGCAGCAGTAGAAGCCCACCGCCCCGCCGTTGCCACAGTATTAACCGAAGCAGCATCGCTTCTAATCAGCATTGTCTTGTGCTTATCAGTAGCCGAATAATCCATCAAGTTAATCTTGGTCACCGCATAATATCCTGCACCTGCTGGTGCATCCAAAATGATGTTCACTTCAGTTCCCGAACCAGTATCAGAAGTTGCCGAACTGCCATCGCCTCGCATAGTGACGCGCGAATAGTTGCTGCCAGTATCGCCATTGAGTTGAATATAAATCTGGTTCAAAGGTGAGGTTGCTGAGGTGTGCAAAGTGTTTGCGACAAGGTATAAATCGCGGTAGGTTGCCGGGATGCTTGAGAAGGTGACGGTGCTTGCCGCCGAGCCAAGTGTGAGGTTTGCGAGTGCGACTATTGCATTAGCCATAAGTTTTCGCCCTTTCTATTTCAGGCCGTAGAGCGATAGGCGAGAGCCAACCGCAATGTTAGTGCCACCAAAATAAACAGTTGCCGAAGTGACCGCAGCAGTTGATCGCCACAAACCCGAACAAAGTTCAACTTCGCCAGAAGCCTGACCAGACAAAGCGCGAGTGGTTTTGTTCTTGCTGGTATTCGAAAAGTCCAAGATGTCCATAATGCTCGCCATTGCATAAGAGTTAGTCCAGCCAGCAATACCGCCGATAAGTGTGCCATTAGCGGTAGCACCATTGCCAGAATAAGCAGTTCCACCCTGACCAACAAGGAAGTGGTGGTTGTAGTTAGAAGCAGCATCGCCATTGAACTGAACCCACATAGTCACACCAGTAGCAACAGGGGTAGCAGCAACTCGCAACTGAAGGTGCTTATAAGCGGCAGCCGAAGTGCCAAGCCCTGAGAAAGTCACAGAAGCCACAGAAGAACCAGAAACAACACTTGTGCTAATCAACTCATAATCGGCAGCAGCCCCACCGCCAGCTGAAAAACTATTGAACCAGAGTGACCCCAGCAATTAACTAACCTGCCCGATGATCCTATAAGCATTAGTGTCCACATACCAGACAGAAGCACCAGTGTATTGAGTGCCAAGAGTGAAAGTGCCAGCAGTGCGAGCAGTGCCATTAGCCGCAGCTGAAATGCCAGAACCAAACACAAGAGTCACAGTGCCACCATCGCGGAACACATCAAAGCGGTCATTGACAGCCATACCAGCAGCAGTGCCCACAGTGACCACAGTGGCAGTCGCATTAGTAAAGCGCAGAGTCTTCCAAGCATCAGCTGATCCGACAGTGTAAGCGGTAGCGGTTGAAGCTGTGCCAAGGAAAGCACCGGTCTGAGTGACCAAAGAGTTCATGTCCGAAGCGGACAGCACATCTGCCGCGCTCCAAGTTTTCTTGCCTACAAATGCCATTAGTTTCTCCTTAGCCCAGTTGGCCTGTGTCTAGTTTACCAAACACTATGTCATCTAAGATAAATGATACATAATCAAGGGTTGAGAACCCGAGGGTGACAGTGTGCTTGTTGATGTCTGCGCTGTGTGCGATGCTGATAACTTCGGCATACTTGAGGATCGCTGGGGCTATGTTGTTCGGGGTGAACTTCACTCGGCACAGCTGACCGATCTCAATGCCTAGAATCTGGTTTGCCTCAGCCTCGCTGATCTGCCCCAAGTCGATGGTGACAGCTTCGAAGCGGAACTCAGGGTTCTGATACACAGTGACTAGGTGTGTTGCTAGCGCATCCACATCAGCAGAGTTAGCCATGAGCAGATCTGTGCGAGTGTAAGTCTGGATTCCATACAAGCCTTGGCTGGCAGTTCCATTAGCGATCGCTGTGCCAGCTGAAGGGATTACAGATCCGATCACTGTCTGGTTGTAGAGAAGCTCTGAACCATAAACAACTTGCATGCCTGTATATTTGATGCCTGTGCCATCATCAGCTAAGTCAATGGCGCTTGCACCAACAGGCACAACCCCATCAGCATCATTGAAAACTAGGCGGCCTGACTTGTCGATGAACAAGCGACCTGATTCGGTTGTTTCGATGGTCTGCAAATAGTTCAGCACATTGGCATCGACTGCCTGGACATCTGCACCCAGTAAGACTGTGCCTGTGTCGATGTCGCGGTCAGCGGTAGGCCAGAGCACATCGCTAGAGTCAAGGATGGCTGTGATGCGCGCACCTGGCAACTGGCTGGTTGCTGTGCCACCTGAAAGAGTTTGGTTGGCTAGCTTAGCGAAACCATCGGACACAGCGAAAGAAGCGGTTGAATCGCCTTGCGGTGCATAGTCGAGGTTGATGTCATCGATCAAACCTGTATATTGGCGCACACCATTCGAGCTGATGCGCACCTCGCGCTTAGGGATCACCTGACCAAAGAAAGGGCTGGCGCTGTAAGTCGGATCAAAAGCTCGATCATTGTTACTCAGGGTGATGCTTGCCTGACCAGACTGATAGTTGTCTAGCTGGCGCGACTTACCGCGGCGGATGCTAAAGCCTCGCACTCGGCTGGTCACATCATAGAAAATCACACCAGACAGCACATAGGTGGTGTTGTCTAGTTTGCCCTTGACCGCATCATCAAGAGTAAAGAAGTTACCAACCGAGGCTGGGAGATCGAAACCTAGTTCTACTAGCTCAGTTGTCATTAGACTGCCAACAATCTAGTCAGACCACCAGTGAGCCCCTGCTTGGTTGCTGTCACTAGCGCATCAGTTACAAGAGCAGGTAGTGACTGCTTGTCAGTGATGGCATTTGCATTGATGGTGACATTGTAGGTGTTTGCTGCTTGCGCTCTAGCATAAGAGTCTGGTGAGCGCACAGGGTCAATGCCGCCGATGCTTTCTAGCCAGTTAGCATAAGACTGTGGTGAGCGCTTCGGGTCAGGGCGGCTGGTCAAGTCTAGTGATCGCTGAGCATTGATGCCAGTGGTCTGCATCGCGGTCAGGGTTGATCCCATTGCAGTGTTTAGAGAAGCCTGGAACTGTGAGGTGAACAGCGCAGCCATAGCGGTAGCGGTGTCAATCAGCTTCTGATCCTCGGAGCGCAGACCATCAATAAATGAGTTGGTGATCTCCTCGCCCAGCGCATAAAGCACAGGGGTAGAAGTCGCGGCGATGTCTGAGCCAGCCTTTTCAAGCTCGACAAACAAGCCATTTAGTTCCTTGACCGCGCCAGCACCGCCAGCAATAATCGCCTCAGCAGTAGCATTACCCCCCTCAGCACCAGCCTCCACAATCTGCTTAAACAGGTTGCCATTAAGCCCGAGCGCCTTCAGCTTGGTCAGGTTGCTAGCAAAAGCCTTAGTCTTATCAACCAGCTTTTTGAAACTGTCAGCTAGACCACCAGAAACAACCTCATCAAAGGTCTGAGTAGTGGTCAGTGCGATGCCATTGACCAGGCGAGTCACAGACTTAGTAACCTGCTTGGTCTGAGTTTCCAACATGCCAGTGATGTTCAGAGAACCCATGACACTAGAAGTCACAGCCTGAGCGATGCTGATCTTCTTAGCCAACTGGTCGCGCTGCTTAGCGATACCAACTAGCAGGGTAGATTCCCTTTCAGCATAAGCCTTCAAGTTGTCTAGTGCAGTCTTGCTAATCAGGCCATTCTCAAAGGCATCCTGCGCGGCATCCTTGATGTTCTGGAAAGCATCCACAGCCTGTTGCTCAAACTCGCCCAGAGGCTTCTTGAACATAAACAGCTCGCGGAAACCAGTAGCAGTCTTGTCAAAGGACTTATTGAAATCCTCGACCGCTTTTTTCATCTCCTCGAAAGCGCGCTTGGCTTCCTCAGCGATAGCCTTAGCATCTGAGATGGCTTTAGCTCGAGCAGCAGCAGCTTTCTTTGATGCATCAGCCACTGTTGTGTTAGTAGCCTTGACAGTGTTAGTGGTTGTCTTTAGAGCCTCGATCTGCTTTTTCAGGTCAGCTAGAGGATCAACAACAGTGTCAACCTTTGGAACATCCTTGGGCTTGGTCTTGCCATAAGTTTTGTTTGCCTCAGTAAGAGTTAGAGGGCCTCCATCCTTACCCTTTGGAGTGACAGCACCAGTGCCAGCAGGGCCAGTATCAGTCGCATCAGCCGAAGCGGTTGCATACTTACTAGCGCCATCAGCAGCAAAATACCAAGCAGTTCCAATAGCCGCGATAGCCAGGGCGATCATACCAAATGGTGTTGCAGCCGATACAGCGGCAAAGATCACCTGGGCAGCAGTAGCGATCTTGATCGCTGTGGTCACAATGCTAAAAGCGGTGCTAATCGCTATGATTAGCGCGGCAAGCCCTGCGACTTTCAACAACCACTCATAGTTGTCTTTTAGGAATAGGATCACACCGCCGACAAACTTAGCCAACTCCTTGAAGGCATCGACCAGTTTGGCGATCTCTTCTTGACCAGCTGGGCTAGCAAGCCACATTGACACCTCTTGCAAGGCTGGCAGCAGTTGCATACCAATCTGCTCTTGGATGTCACCGAAAATGATTTGCATGCGCTGGAAAGGGTCAGCATTAGCAGCTGTTTCAGCCATGCCAGCGAACTGCTTCTGAAGTTCGCCTAGAGGATCTTTAGCGCCCTTGATGCTCGGGATGAGCTTGATAAGCGAGGTGCTAGATCCATTGACAGCCTTGCCAAGGGCGGCTGTGACAGCGCCCAGATCTTTACCTGTGCCAGCAGCGACATCTAGAGCAAGGGAGGTGAGCGCGGTAGCCTGACCAATATCCTTGGTTGCGACCAGCAAGCTGCTGAAAGCTGGCCGGATGTCATCATCTGCGACACCTGCAAGAAGTTGCATCTTGCTAATCGACTGCTCCACCGCAGCAGTCTGTGCATCAGTAGCTCCGACAGTGTTCTTCAGCTGAGCTGCTAGAAGCGCCTGGCTCTTAGTATCAGCGACAGCAGCCTTAGCAGCATCCTTTAGACCATTAGTAATCGCGGCTAAACCGATACCGATACCGATAGCGCCAATAGTGTTCTTTAGAGTGCTACCGAGCTTGCCAAAGTCTGACTGGGCATCGCGGATACCCTTGTTATCAAATACCGCTTTTAACGGTATGAGGATTGAACTAGCCATCAAATGCCTTTCGAGTTTATGCGAGTGTAAGCATCGCGCAGAATCTTCTCAATAGCATCGCGCGCAGCAGGGAGTGACTTCTCAGCAGCTGGCCAGACAAAGCGCGAAGCACTGCCACCAATCTTGCTTTCGATCCCTTTGAACTGACCATTGACCCTGTGACGGCGAGCGCCACCCTTGTATGAATACTCTTTAGTGAAACCTGAACCCTTATAACCAGCATTTAGGTAGCGACCTGAGCGCCCACCCATGTCGGCAAGAGTAACAGCAGGGTTGCCCACTTTGACTCGCACAAGGCTGGTAGTGTTTGAGCGACCCGATTCAGAGGTGCGGAATTGTGGCTTTACATCTAGAGCCTTGTGAGAGCGCCCCTTGCCATCAATGGCATTGTTCCAGTTCAGGCGCGCACCAGGGCGCAGCATTCCACTGTTAGGGGTAACCGATCCGATAGCAGACTTCACCGCTGTGACAGTGGGCTCAGCTACCTGCTTGGCATCGCGCAACAGCTGGGTGCGCAGTTTAGGGTCGATCTCTTTTAGTCGCTTTTGAAGGTTGCGAATGTCTTTGACTGAGAGGCTGTTCACATCTGCACCTGAGCGCGAGAAGGTCGCGATCTCGAAGCGAAGTAGTGGGTTTGCCATGCTTCTATTCTACCGCTCGAGAAACTAGCGAGGATTGTTGCATCCTGTGTGAAACTAATGCTACATTAGACACATCAGCAACACACACTGAAAACAAAGGGGAATCAAATGAGTAGCCATGAACTACAAATCGAGCAGACACTATCAACCGCCGCCTCATTCAACTATGAATCCGATGGCGAGATCTATACAACCATTTATCAGCCAGTGAACTACCGCGATGAGCATGGGCTAGTGGTCGCTCACCTAATCGAGATCACAGATGAGCTACACACCAGCAAGTATTACTCGCGCGGTTGGGCATACTGGAACTTCATGGATGTCATGGGAGATGACTTCGGTCTAGCCAACTATGCAATGGCGCTAGAAGGCGATTACATCGACCAGACCATCAACTCATCAACCGAAGCCCTCAACACCATCCAGCGCGATGAGATCCCTCACAGCAACCCATACTGGCAAGCCCTTGTTGTCCGCCTCGCCTACAATGCCATTACCAGCGCAGATGAGTTCGCAGACATGGTGCGATCAGGCAAGTTCACAGCCGAGCAAGTTCAGCAAATGCTAGACCTAGCAGCTGGTGCGGTTCTCAATGGCAACCAGTTCAGACTCCAAGGCTTAGAAACCATAGCAGCCTAGACAGAAGAAAACCCCCCGAGATGATCGAGGGGTTTTCTTTTATGCCTTGGGCAGGTTACGGCTAACCAAGTATCTGCCCATTGTCCAAAGCATTCGCTCACTCTCCTGCATAAGCACTTGAGGGGCGATGCCTGTTTCACAAGCGAGGCTGGCAATATACCAATGAGCGGAACTATCGCCCAGCCCTACTATTTTGGGGAAGATTCAGGCCCTACCGAAGCGACATCCGCCAACCAAGCATCGAACTCTTTGCTGGTCAGTTTCTGACGGCTCAGCGCAGTCCAGGCAAGCCAGACTAGGTGAGTGAACTTCATTTCAGACTCGAGCTTTGTAACACTCAAGTTGAACTTGTCTTCAAAAGCGACAAGATCAGGGGCGGTCGCAGAAACTTCCTGCGACTCGCCAGACACAAACTCAACGCGTAGGTTAATCTTCATGAGTTAGAGTCTATACCTGATTAAGCGGCGGTGCTACGGGTCACTGTGCCGGAAGTCGGCCAAGTGATCGAAAGCGAGGCCACATCGCCAATGCTGCTAGCGAATGGCTGATACCCGTTGCAAAGCGCGACCAATGAGTATGCCGGGTTGGTTGCAGATACGGTAGCTGAGGTTGGGGTGATGACCACAGTTGCAGCAGTGTTGAAGAGTGGGAAGAGTGTGGCATCGACACTAGCAGATCCGAAATCCTGCAAAAAGTTGAGAGTGATTGAACCAGACTTTAGACCACCAGTAACGGTGCGCCATTCTCCACCAAAGGTGGTGGTGTCAACCTCATCAGCCGAAAGGCTTAGGTCAACTGAGGTGAGTGATGATGACAAGTTTGTTCCATTGATGGTCACCTTGTAATCAGTAGCAACAAACTTTGCCATTGTGATTCTCCTTGTTAGTTAGTTAGCCTGGACAACTAGATCAAATTCAGCGGCCAGATAGGTGTTCTCGGCTATGGTTATCGAACCATAATTCCGCATTCCAGTCACTGTGCAGTCATAAGCAGCACCGCCCAGTGTCCTCTCTGATTCTACCGCAACCTTGATAGATGCCGACCCTGTTGGGGAACAGTAAGCATCCAGGTTGGATTGCGATGTGCGCTCAGATACGCGCCCAACAACCACAGTGACTGTGAAGTTGTAAGTATTTAGACCGCCTGAGCTGAAGCTCTTGTGATAGTCAACAGTGCTTGGCGCAATGATGGCATAAGGCGGATTCACATTGTCAGGAATAAAACCTGTTGCTGAGGTGCGCAGCCCTGTGATGGTGCTCAGGTTGGTAGCGATCCCTGTTCTTAGCGCGGCGATCGAAGCCATTAAGCGAACTTCACAATCTTGTAAGGATCAACTAGCTGGGCAACATCTGGATCTAGCTTTGATCCAACCCTCATAAAACCGAGATCCGGTGAGGAGAGCACACCCAGGGGCGAATCAAGTCTTTTGAAAATTCTGGAAGCCTGGATAATGCAAGCCTGTTTGACAGCGATTGGAACAGCTGACCAACCCCAGATAGCTGTGACCTTGACCAGACCCTCGCCATTTAGATAAGGGAATGTGAAGTCATCGACAGCGCGCAGCCCATTGTAAGGAACAGCCAAACCATCGACTCGCCCATTCAAAGGCAGAAGCTCATAATCGGTCGCTGCCCAGATGGTGTCATAAGTGCCATCCGCTGAGAAGTCTGTCGCAACCTCGCTGATCGAAACAGCATCATCAATCTGGCAAACATAATCATTATCTGCCGCGAAGTAGCGAGCCACAGCTGTGCCAGAAGAGTAGAAAGATCGAGCGGTGTAGCCATCGAGTAGGCGCGAGGCTGATTCAATAGCCATCTCTAGCAGGGAGTCATCAATGGTGTCCGCGCTAGGAATCCTTAGCGCAGCCTTGACCTCTGCCAGAGTAGTGTAACCATTTGTAATCGCCATGCTTCTATTCTATCGCTTGGCTAGTCTGCCCTTTATGTCGGTCGAGCTGATGCCAGCGGTATAGGGGATGTAGACCAGACCAATGCCGCGCTCATCCAGCCAGTCTTGAGTGAAGCCCATCTGGGCGTAGTAGTCGCGCCTCGCCCAGTCCGAACCAATCACAATCAGATCAGGCTTGACATACTCAATGGCTGGCTTACTGTCTGCACCTCCGACATTAGGGATGACCTCATCGACCCATTTCAAATGCATCAGAGCAGCAGCGCGCTCGGCATAGTTCATGACTAGCCCTTTGCCTTTATAGGCGAGGATGAACTCATCAGTATTTAGAGCGACACTCACCTTGCCGCCTGGCCCTGCGAGCTCGCGGCATTTCTTCAGGAAGTCACCATGCGCCCAATGCAGCAGGTCAAAAGATCCGCCAGTGTATACGGTCAATCCCATCGGTTTGCCCTCCTAGTCTTTAGAGTCCAGCCACCCTGTGTGTAATCCTCATCCATCTGCTTCTCATCGAACAGGCGCATGTTAGCGGCGAAGCTCTTTTGATTTACATTCTGGTAACCCGAGTTCAGGGTGCTCGAATTGTCATGATGCACAACCGCATCAATGGTTTTGATAGGCACACCATGATGGCGCACTCGGCGCTCTAGGTCATTGTCATCGAAATAGAGCGGATAGAAGCGCTCATCATAAAGTCCGACCTTATCAACCATGCCCTCACCGAAAACAACCGCAGACCAGGCTGTGTTGATCTTCAAGAAGTTTAGAGCTTGAGTGTCTACCTCGGCGGCGATCTTCTCCAGAGCACCAGCCTGAAAATAGGCATCATCATTCACCAGAAGCCAATAGGGGGCATAGGGGGTTGCTTTGATAATCAGATTCCATGCGCCGACCAAACCCAGTCCAAAGGGCATTCTGAGAACCCAGAGGTGCTTGACCGAATCAGGCTTCTTAGGGGTGTAGCCGATCGACCCAAGCCCCGAGTTATCAATGATGACCAGATGCTCGACAGGGTAATCAATCGAAGCGAGCAAGCGGTCTGCCAGATCA